TATCGAATGTTCCGATTCAGGAGCCATTCCGTCTCGGTATTGTCCTGATGGAGCAGGCTCTCGAAGTCTATATGAATGGACAACTGGTGAAGACGAGAACCTTCTCGGCGCAACCGATGGATGTCAAGGGAGACATTTACCCCGCCACGGGCGTGGAGGCGAATATGGCAAAGATTCGCAATCTGAAGATTTGGCCCCGTATTCTGACGACGAATGAGCTTCGCTACGCCAAGCCCACTCTTAGCCGTTCCGATGATTTTAACGCAAGTCCCATCCCTACCTCCACCTCCTGTTATGCCCCTGTTACGAAACAACTGGATGCCGCGGAGCGTATGCTGAAACTAGCGGTGGACACGGTTTCTGTCAGCAATGAATCGTACTAAGAAATCACCGAAGTAGATAGAGTGACGATGATTGTCCAAACCGTAATAGGCGTGGTCGTAGTATGTGTCATCATTTATATTGTATCTTGGATTGTGTATTCCAAAACAAACAGCAGTGACCTGGTCCCCACGATACAGCCGTTAGACGAGAAGAAAGACATTCTGTATCCAGACCAAACCCAGAAGATTCTATTGGGCGGCGCAGGCTCGACGGTGATGGGTTTCTTTACATTGAAAGGAGGTGACAAGACGGTAAAGTTCGCGAATAGTTACACGCCGATTCTTCAGGTGGAGAACAACTGGTTCCTGGAGATATCGCCTGCTCCGATTGGAAAGGACCACACCTCGGCTCGCCTTCGAGTCCATACCAATGACGCGGGCGTTTTTAAGGAAGAGTCCTTCGACCTGCCGAATATTCCGAAACAGAAGTGGATATTTATCGCCATTCTCCGCGAAGGCCGCCGATTTGATGTGATCTACGACAATCAGATTGTTGCCTCGCATCGTCTCGAGAGTTATCCAGTTATTATCAGCAGTCCGCTCTCCGTGGGTAACACGGGCCTGTCTGGCTCGGTGGTTCATGTGATTGTCCGTGACACTCGTCTGACACCAACCGAGGTCGAACGAGAACGAGTCATGTATGTTGACACCAACAATACGGTACTGGAATCGAACTCCATTGCTATTAGTTTCCCCAGTATGAAACTGTTTGCGCAATGTCCTCCCGGTCTTCCCTGTGATCCTATTACAAAACCACCAAATAACAATCTACTTCAGTGGCGTTCACCCTACGCATAAAAGTGAGAAAGGGATAAATAGATTATCCCACGCAATGACAGGATCATGAACAACAATACCAATAGTTCGACCCCTTTTGATACCATCTTCCAGTATCTGCTCATTTTCGCAGGCCTCGTTGGCCTGTATTATCTCTATCAATTTCTATTCGGACCCAAATCGAGCATTCGATATGACCTTCTTACCAAGTCCATGTCGGCCACAGTGGACCCCGCGAGTCCGATGATTATTACTGCGGATAAGTTGCCACCGATGTATGAGGGCGGTGAGTTCACGATTTCGACCTGGGTCTATATCAACAATTGGTCGTATCGCGCGGGATTCCACAAATCGATTCTGAGCATTGGAGGCCCGAACTTCGACACCATTCGTGTCTATCTGGGTGGCAACAAGCCGAAGCTGATGGTCCGTTTCCATACGAAGGAGAGGGGCACGGTAACCACCGATGGTACCACTGAATCGCTGGAGAAGGCTGACAAGAATGCCCTGTTTACGCAGATACAGACGGACTCGGCCATGCTGGAGGGCTCGCCGCTCTGTGATGTACCTGAAATCGAGTTACAGCGCTGGGTGAATATCACCATTGCGGTCAATGGTCGCACCGTCGACGTCTACCAGGATGGTAAACTGTCGCGCTCCTGTGTCCTTCCCAGCATGTACAAGGTGGATGCGGGCGGCTATTCCGCAAGCCTGTTGGGCTACGGTGGTTTTGGCGGCCTGATCTCGACAACCACGATGTATGACACCGCCCTGAATCCAGAGGCCGTCTATAAGAATTATATGGCAGGTCCAGAGCCGGTTTATACCTTTGGAGGCTGGTTCATGTCCTTCTTCAAAGTCTAGAGTGAAATCAAGAAAACAAATAATACAAGTAAGTAAGAGAAATAGATGGAGAACATCGTCTTCAATCGTAATCGTAATGCTCAGGCCGAGCCCGGTACGATATCACAATTCCTATTTGGAATCACCCTTGTGGTCGTACTGTATCTCACGCTGCTCTTCCTCGAGGTCATGTACAAGTATATCAATCGGCTCACGATGTATCGAACGGTGCTCCTTCCGCATACGTACAGCACGGAACATACTACGATTACACTTCCACAGAACCCGAATACGAACAAATCGACGGCGGTCGCTCTCTCGAGTGACGAGCGCACAGGCGTCGAGTTCTCATACGTATTCTACCTAAACGTCAATCCTTCCACGTTCAAGCAAGAGCAAGGTCTTCAACACATTTTCCACAAGGGCTATTCGGCGCAATTCCCCCTTTTGGCACCCGGTGTTTACATGCGTTCCGATACAAATACCCTTCGTGTCTATATGAATACATATAAGACTTGGAACAACTACGTGGAGGTAGAGAACATTCCTGTAGGAAAGTGGGTCCATGTCGTCATTCTATGTAAGAACAATGCCCTGGAGGTGTTTATCAATGGCAATCTCGCGAAGAAGTTGTCGTTTGATGGATATGCCCCGTACCAGAACTACCAGGACATCATCTGCTTCAGCCAGCGCCGTGTGACGCTGAAGCATTCGATTGTTCCCTCCACGGACGAGCATGGACACGATGTCTTTGGCGCGATGAAGGGTCTCGTCAGCAACCTCACCTATTTCAGTTACGCGCTCGGCTATGCGGAAATTCAGGACCTCATGAACGAGGGACCCTCGAAGAAGATGGCGAGTGCCATGGAAACGGGTAATCTTCCACCGTATTTGGACGACACGTGGTGGTCGCAGGGATACTAATTCCCCTCCACTCCACTCCCCTCCACTCCCCTCCACTCCCCCTCATTCAATAGTCAATATGTAGTATAAAGACGCTATCTATTAACTATTTCAACAGTAGCGATGCCTGGTGGTGGTCTATATGCCTTAGTAGCCTACGGAGCACAGAATGTATTACTAAGCGGTAATCCAGATTTCACCTATTTTTACAAGACGTACAAAAAGTACTCCCATTTTGCGGAGGAATCGGTGACGTTTGCGATGGATGGCCCGCAGGAGTTATCCTACAATCAGCCGATTCAGGTTCGGTTCAAGATTCAACGTGTGGCCGACCTGGTACGTGACATGTACTTCCTATTTGACCTACCAGATATCTATTGTAAGTATATCGAGAATCTGCCCGTGACACTTCCAAGTGGCTTGCGAAAGTCCCAGTACAACTTCGCATGGACCACCTATGTTGGCTGTCATATCATTCAGAACCTGGGCTTCTTCATTGGCGGTCAAAAGATTCAGGAGTTCGATGGAAGCTACATCATTGCGAGGGCACAGGCCGATTTGGATTCGAGGTCCTTCCAGAAATGGTCGAGGCTCGTGGGTAACATTCCAGACCTGTATGACCCTGCGAATGGTCTGTATGCGGGTGGTATTACGGGTACGGGGTATCCGCTTGTCTATAATAACAACGGCCCTGGTGGCTCGACGACCACTCCGCCGAACATCAATCGCCCCTCGATTCAGGGTCGCACGCTTCAGGTCCCACTTCCCTTCTGGTTCGTGGAGTCCACGTTTGAGTCTCTTCCCCTGGTTGCGCTTCAATATCATGAATGCGAGGTCCAGATTACACTGCGACCCATTAATCAGTTGTATCGTGTTCTGGACATCAATGGTTTCCAAGTCGCGCCAGGATACCAGTACAATCCGTCGCCCATTCCGCTTCAGCCCGAGAACGTGTACTACACCTCGGTGTCCGATATTTCGGACGTCACGATTAATCAGTTTTTAACGGACATTGGCACACCGACCCCGCTGCTCAATACGTGGCCTCTGAATCCGAGAATTCAATTGACGTATGTCTATCTGACGGACGAGGAGCGCAATCAGTTCTCCTCCGAACCATTACAATATCTGGTGCGACAGGTGACAACCTATCCTTTCCAGGGTCTGACGAGCCGCCAGATTGTGGAACTTCAGACGCACAATCCGATTGAGCGTATGATTATCGTACCACGTCGCTCCGATTCCCTTCTCTACCGCAACCAGGTCGCCAACTTCTCGAACTGGCTGAATCCGCTCAAGCCGCCGTTTATTCCTCCTGGAGGCGGTTGGCCACCCGTGGTGAATCTGACATCGGCCACGGGCAACTTTGTCCTGAACGGTCAGCGCTCGATTATGCGTGCCCTTACGGTCCTGGGTGACGGCAACCAGTTACAAGAGGAGAAGCCCCTCGAATATTTCACGCAGGTGGTCCCTTGGAAGTATCTGACGGGCATTCCAGACCCCGAATTGCTTGTGTATCCATTCGGTCTTCGGTCGCCAGGTACGCAGCCAGACGGCAGTCTGAACAGCAGCCGTATCAAGTTGCTTCAGATTGATTTGAATGTGTATCCGCTTCCACCAAACAGTTTCTATCAGTATGATATTACTGTCTATGTGGAGAGTCTGAATTGGGTGACGATTTCCTCGGGTATGGGAGGATTGAAGTACGCACTCTAAACACACGACGTGGAGAGCGCATCGTAATAAAATCCATGTTGGTCATAGAATGTCGGCGGATACCGATAAATCCATTTTGGACAATGTACGCGACAAGATTATGTACAAGATACATACCGCGACGTATGACCCTGAAGCAGAGAAGTTCGCAAAGGAGCAAAAAGAAAAAGAAGAGAAGGCAAAGGAGGAAAAAGGAAAACAGGAGCCCTTTGAAGAGTCGCAGAAGGCGCAGAAGTCACAGGATGGTACTCCTACGGATTCCAGTAAAAAGAAGGAAGAGCCTGCGAAGCCAGGAATTGGCGCTAAAATATGGAGGGGAGTGACGCTCGCCTTTGTTCCCCTGTTATGTCTCATGCTTTCCTCCTTGGTGGCGAATGAGATGATTGTCTATGCGCCACCGGTTCGCATTCTATTCTTCCTGTTTACCTTCTTGGTGTGTTTCTTCCTGCGCCCCATGATGTATTTGCTATTCTTTGGCTACCTGATAAAGGGGGGTTACAGTTATTACATTAATCAAATGTCTGGTGGCCCAAAGCAGCTTATATGGCCCACACGATTCTCCTTGCTACCGATTACGACGTATGTACCTGCGACGCCGTTGGGTAAATTCTTCCTATATCCCTTCCGTTATCCGAAGGAGGAGACAGAAACCGCAACCTTGAAGGAAATCATGACCGATTATGAGAACAAGCTGAAGGAATCCTTTCCAGGTCTGAAACAGGTGGAGAAACTCCCCATTTTTGTGGAGAACTTGAAGAATGTGAAGTCCTATTTTGAGAATCTTCATACGCCGACATATCCACCCAAGGTGCCTGATGCCAATGCCCCCAACGCAGCAAACGAATCTGCGCCTCTTTTATCGAATGCGAACGCGAGTGCGAATGCGAACAAAGGGGCATAAACAGAATCGACCCAAGCCACCATAGAGATGAGTATCGAGGTATCGGTTCTTACGCCCACCTATCATCGAAGGAAGTTCATACCAACTTTAATCGAGATATACAAGAATCAGACGTACCCAAAAGACAAGATGGAATGGATAATTGTGGACGATGGAAGGGACAAAGTGGAAGACCTGTTTCAAGAAGCCGCAAAGGAGATACCCAACCTTCGTTACATCTATGTGGATGAAAAGATGCGAATTGGTGCCAAGCGTAACCTTCTGAATCGAGAAGCACGAGGAAACATTTTGGTTGCGATGGACGACGACGATTATTATCCGCCGAATCGTGTTCAGTCAGTGGTCGATGCTTTTAAGAAGAATCCCAAGGTGGATCTCGCAGGGTCTTCCGAAATGTACTTGTATTACCTGGATACTAAAAAGATATGCGTAATGGGCCCTTATGGACCCAATCATGCGACGAATGGTACAATGGGATGGAGAAAGAGGTATTCGAATACCCATCAATACAACGAATATGTCACGAAAGCAGAAGAGAGTGCGTTTTTGGATGACTATACACACCCGATGATTCAGCTGGACCCAAAGAAGACGATTCTGGTCATGTGTCATTCGAGTAATACCGTGGACAAAAAGGCACTTCGCGAATCGCACCGTACATGGACGGGTCCGCCTTCGAAGGGCTTGATGCGAGAAACCACGTACCAACTCCAGGATTTCATCAAAGAGCCCTCGTTACGATACTTTTACGAAAACCTCTAAGCGCCTAAAGAATAGAAGTTAGAATAACGTAATACGCCAACGCGTTATGGGGGAGCATTTTCTATATGATAAGTTGTACATACTAAACAAGGTCTATGAGCGTTCGCTACCTGAGGCCAGGCAGAATGCGCCGTTTGCGGCGATGAAAACACCGCTCCGTCCCCATCAGGTGAATATGGTTGAGGGAATGTATGCGCACCGCGACCGACTCACCAGGGGCTTTTTATGCGAGAATCAGGCCGTTCATGGAAAGATAGGCATTATTGGAGATGGACCAGGAACGGGAAAGACACTGAGCGTGTTGGCCTATTTGGCGGGCTATTCGGATTCTTTCCCGTCGCTCAGCATGGAATTATCGAATCATTCCTCCACCTACTTTTTTTCACACGATATGTATCAGGTATCGGATAACAATTCCACCAATCTCGTCATTGTTCCGCAGTATTTGTATCAGCAATGGCGAAAGGAAATCGCGCAGCATACGCATTTAAAGTGCTATGAGATAGAAACACGGCGGCAACTACGAGGAGAGGAGGGTGCGAGGGCCATGCTAGACAGCGACTTGGTACTAACCACGAACAAGTGTTACAAACATGTACAGGAATACGCCGCAGAGCATAATATCCAGTGGAACAATGTGGTCATCGACGAGGCATCCTCGATTTACATGACATCCTCGGACCCATCGCCGCGTTTCCAGTTCTTATGGCTGGTGACCAGTAATTGGATGCCCCTTCTTTTCAGAAATCCTACCGTATCAAAGAATGATTTGTACCATTTGCGTGACCGTATTACCATGCATTCGGATTTTCGCGATTGGCTACTAGACAACGCCATCGTTCATTACGAAAGTCAACTTATCTCCTCGGCCTTTCTCAAGAATTACCTGCCCTTTTATCACAAGAAGAAGTATTATCTTGTCCTTCGCAATTTCAATGCGCAACTACAGCAAAGTATGGCACTTCCCAATGTAGACACACAAACCATCGGCTGTCGACCGAATGTATCGCTCCAATCCCTGGCAATGTATTTCCAGTCACGAAGCATGACGCCCATGTTTACGCAGGAAAGGATACCCCAGATACTACAGTCCCTGAACATTCCATGTACGACCTTGGAAAACTATGTACGCCAACAGGTTTCTACACAAACAAATATGATTCAGCAAAAGGCGCAGGAACAGGAATGTATGATTTGTTTGGAGAAGGCGGAGTATCCTACGATGGTGAATTGTTGTCACAATTTGTATTGCGCTCGCTGTCTCCTTACCACTGCGATTGTGAATAAAAAGTGCCCTACCTGTCGCTCCCTGCTGAACGTGAATAACATGTGGTGCGTGACCAATGTCGCCCCTGAGACGCGAGCAGCAACGCAATCCAAGGCAGAAGCATGCCTCGCCCTCTTACAGCAACATCGAGACAAGAAAATCATTGTCTATGCGGCCTTTGATAATATTTACTTTCAGATGTACGAGGAACTGGACCGGTTAGGGCTACGCGCAGAGAGAATAGAGAGCAATCTATTGTCGCTACGGAGAACGATAAAGAATTTCCAAGAGGGTGGTACGAACATTCTGTTTGTATCGAATGTGGACCTGATTCGCGGCCTGTCACTGACGGCTACTTCGCTGCTGATTTTTTACCACGAACTATCTTCTTACGAGTGGACGCAGGTTTTGTACCACTCGGCGCAGCGACTTGGCCGAGTCCAACCCCTAAAGACAATTCATTTGAATTCGGAGATCCAAGTTTAAGACCAAGTGTATCATACAACTTCCCCGTTTGATGGGTGGCCCATTGGGTAACGCATCGAAAGGGAATATCGTTCTCGTTGGACACGCGATTCATCTCCTTCCAGGCATTAAAGAGGGCCGATTGTTTCGTAAGGACTTGGGTATACTGGAGGTCCTGTGGCTCAGGGACCACCTCGGTTTTTTCAAACCGTTGTAGGAACAGATTGGGATACTTGAGTTTGAGGTGATAGGACAATGGTAGCAGATTCCAGCATTGATGGAAGAAGGCCCAGAAGTCGGCACGGTCGCTCCAACGAAGATAATCGAGGATTTCCTCATAGGCTTCGAAAGGTATCTTTTCCAAGAACAACGTCAGATTCTGATGGAAGAGGAGACCCGCCAGATTCGCATCCTTGGTTTCGAGGCTGAGTTCGTCGTTTTCACCCCAGTTTTCAAAGAGCGTGAACCAGGCTGCGCGAATGGCGACGTGAATGTTTTTATCGAGTGCTTCCTCTCGTCCAGGCATATAGGGGCCTGATTTGTCCTGATAGATGAGACTCTGGGACACCTTGCGAATGTCGCCCAATTGATACAAGTAGTCAGGAATCTCCTTCTTGAAAAACTCCATCAACTTATCCTTCTTGGGCATATTGACATAATGAACACAGCAATACTTCAACAGTTGCTGCATGATGCGACCCTCAAGAACATTACAGATCAGAATGAGTGGACAATCCTCCGCAAACGGACGTTTGGATTTGAGATAATCGAGCAATTCTTGGAGGCCACCCTTTTCACCCTGGGACAGACCATCCATTTCATCAAGAAGCACCGCGCGTCCGTTGGGCGTGGTAGGGTGAATCCATTTGCTCACGCCCGTTTCCACCAAGAGGGGCAGAATCGTTTGACGGAAACTCGAGCCCGTTCGGGTATGACTCGCATTGAATTCTTGAACCCAATACTGTGCCTGTTTACAGACTCGATACACCATCGTGGTTTTACCGACGCCTGGCGAACCGATGAGCAAGAACGCAGGATGAGAGCGCGTCTTGAGCCATTGAAGCATCGCTTGTTCGATTTCAGGATGGAGGCATGCGGTGTCTTTTTCGGGTAGACTGGTTCGAACCATACTATTCTTGTTCTAATCAATCTTCTTTACATTCTTATTGCTCTTGCGTCTGCTCTTCCTGTTTTTTCGAGACCGCGTTCGCTTGGTTCCATATTTCTGTTCCATCTCATCGTCCATTCGGTAGAGGAACATGGCATTGGAAAACGCATCAAATGAAAAGGTTTGCTTGACAGGTAATTCCACAAAGGCATAGGTATCATGTCCATCATGGACGAACTGAATCACTCGATACTGAGCATTCAGCATTTCCATGAGATAGGGAATGACATTCTGGTATCGAGGAGGAAGAGGTACCCTGGAGCGAAAGAGCTTTTTCCAGGACCTATCGGACCCAAATAGTGGCTGATATCCTCCGCGTATGAATTGCTCCATGCGGCGGTTCATATCCTGTTGCCATACAAATTGTTGATGGGCCGCGTCATAATATCCAAAGACAGTGAAGGTGGTGGGCTTTTTAAAAAACGTCTCCGTCGATTTCTGAATCTGCGCCTCGATGTCGCTGTCCCCAAATTCCTGGATGATTCGAAACAGAACCTTGTCCTTTTTGGTCCAACCCATTGTGCCCTATCTAGTTCATTCTATTTTTAAGTCAATTATGGAATTAAAAATAGAGGTTATGATGCGTTCAACGGGAATCGAACCCGTGTCTCATCCTTGGGAGGGAGGAATTCTACCACTGAACCATGAACGCCTTGTGAGTGTGTACCACCACTCT